CTTCTTGGTGCTCTTCTTGAAGTTCCAAATTCTAGATATTTAGCATAAGGAACATTAGAAGTAATCTCTGCTTTAAATCCCTTAACATTTATATCAACTGAATTTAGAAACTTACCTGTATCAACGCTTCTTGGTTCTGCTCTTTTTCCTTTAATGCTTGCTTCAACTTCTTCTTTAACATGATTTATTCCTTTAGCTATTCCTATTTCTGTTGCAGTATTAATAATTATTTGCTCTGCTTTAATCATTAGTAATGCTTTAGAAATACCTAATACTTCCACTTTAATTTTTTGGCCACCAGGAGTAACTGAAACCATTAGTATAAACTCCCTGGAATTGTATGTCTAAGATATATCTTATGATATATATCACTTCCACTTAATTGCCATGATTGCAACCCTGCAGGAACCATTGTAAATTTGCTTCCTCCAACATCAATTAATATATTTCCGCTAAAATTTATTTGAGGAGAACCTGGAAGATATAATGTTTTATCTTGTTGTAATAATTTTCCTTGTTCCATTAACAATGCTTCTTCGCTTCCTCTCTCTGCTCTCATGGGATACAATAATCCACTCGTCACTGTACTTCCAGTTAATGTTTGAGTAGTTACATCATCATAATCACTATCTGTAAAAGCAAAACTGATAATACTAACAGTAGATTGAATTCCATTTTGCATAATTAAATTCATTCCACCATAAAATTTAGTTAATAAATTAGTCATATTAACCAGTTACCCTTGTAAACCTTACTTGTCTACTTAATTCTTTCAATCTAAGAATTGCATCTGTTTTTAATTGTTGTGCTAGTCCTGCGTTTCCTCCTTTAGAAGAAGAACTAACGCTTAACTCACCCAATTTCACAGCATCAACTCCTCCCTCTTGCGTTTCTAACATTAATAATAACTTAGATAATGTTAAATCTATTATAGAAGGTTGATATTTTTCTGGAATAGTGGCATCTGGAATTGTAGTTGTTGTAAACTCTTCAACAAAATTAATTTCCTGACTAATCATGTTATCTAATGTTGTTCCTGAGATCGAACTAGGAATATTTGATGCTCCAACCATATTTGTAATATGGTCATTTATACTTCCAATGCTCCATGTTGCCATTTAAAAATTATCTATAAAATACTGTAACTGGTCCGAATGTTGTATCTGTTCCAGATGTCAATCCACTTGCTGCTATATATACAGGAGAATTAACTATACTATAATCCCATACATTTCCACTGGCTTGGTTTATAGTTACATTAGAAGAATCAACTATTTGGCTTCTTGGATATACTTCAAAATTACTTAATCCTGAAGTTATATTATTTCGTCTCCAAATTTCTATATCAGTCCCACTTTCAGCTATCCATAAACTACCGGGTGAAGTTATGCCAGCTACTCTAATCTTTAGAATATCTCCATTTAGAACTTCACTACTATAAGTTTCAGATAAAACACTTCCTGTTACAGTAAATGATGAAAATATGTTTTGCTTAATTCTATTTGGTCTTACCATTTTATTTTATACCTCCTTATCGTCTTTATTGACATGCTCTTCGGCGTGTGCAAGAAAAAAATAAATATTTAAGATATTGAACCCAGTTTAATCCATGCATTAGTATCTTTCGCCATATAGTGTTGTCCATTTGTACCATCCCAAGCTACTCCTGAAGTGGGTACTCCTACTACAACACCATCAGGGTCTCCAATAACATTTACGATTTTACCTAAGTCTTTAGTCTCGATACCATTGGCTAATCCTTGAACTGTTCCTATAACTGTACTGCCTGTTGTCATATTTATCTATTTCCTCCTTTTTCTTTCTTTAATTTGGTTATTATAATAAAAAAAAATAATAATAATTTTGCTACACATCCTTAAATAGTATTAACTATTTAAGAAGTTGTAATGTTACATATCGCGCTTGTTCTCAAGGCTTTAACTGCAATTCTCTGAGTAATAGAAGCTGCTGACATGTCATTGCTAGGTAGATCGAACTTCTCAATTGTCATAGGTCTCTTTTCAGCAATCATATATGCTTCACTTCTATCAATTACATAAGCATACTTGCTATATGTAGTTGTAGGTGCAGCTTGACCACTTGAACTGAATCTTACAACATTCATTCCGTACAATCTTCCAACAAAACCACTGTCTAACATTTCTCTACTTCCAAGTTTATCAGCTTCTACGAATGTATCAATATTTCTCAAATCATTCAGAACTTCATTACCTACAAACAATGTAGTAGGTTCAAAGTCACTGTCTTCAAGATATTGCATCGCTCTGGTAACGTTAGCTATTGTAATAGCTGCGCCTCCAGAAACTGTATTAGCTGCTGTATCTAATTGCGTAAGAACAAGTTTATTCTCATTCTCTGCAAATCTTTTACCAGCAGTTCTAATATTTGACTCAAGTAGATTCCATTTCCCGTCTTCTTGCATTTCTCTAGTAATCCTTACTCCAACTCCATACTTAACTGGCTTAACATTTATAGATGTGTAAGCTGAATTGTCCAAAGCAATATCTGCTCCTTCTGCTGTAGCTCTAACAGCCATAGTATTAGGAGTTTCACGATCAATATCTAAACTAGAACCAGGGATTGCAGAAGGACCTGCAACAAACTTAGCTTCAGTTCGTGGAATTAATCTTTTATAAACTTCTCCAATTAAAGTGTCGTAGATTTTTCTAACGATAAGTAACTGGCCTTCTGTTGCAAGGTCTGTGCTTAATAATTCTTTAACGTATTTCATGTTTATGAGTGTACGTGAACAATAGCAAAACCTCCACTTGCTCCTGCTGTAAGTGATCTTCCAAATGCATTACCTGCCATGGATGAATCTTGTGCATTAGCTGGCACAGCTTGTGAACCTACATTAGCAACTGCATCAGCTGTTCCTGCTTGAACTAATTGTCCTGCGAATACAGAACCAAAACATGGTAGTATAAATACTCCATCTGCTGCAACACCTAATCTAGCTCCTGATGCTACTGTTTCTAAAGCAATACCAACACAGTTCTCTGCAGCATCTGCTACATACAATTCAATATCGTCTGTAACGTAAGATGATAAACCAGATGAAACTTTAGCTGTTGCTCCTGAGCAACCAACTACTTGGCCTCCAGAAATAGCAGCTCGTGCTTTACCGCTGAAAATCTTAGGATTACCAAAGTCGCTAATCTGAACAAAACCTTCTGGATTTAATGTCATTTCTAATAAGATTTATAGAACGAAAATCCGCCAAGTTCAGAACTCTCAATAACAAATCCGCTTAACTTTTCTTCAGCGTCAGATGCTTCATCTTCTACTTCTTCAGATTTAACTTCTGCTTCAGGTTTTTCTTCACAGCCTTCACATTCTTCACTAGCTTCTTCTTCACCTTCTCCTTCAGATTCTTCTTCAGGTTCTGGTACATCTTCTGCCATTTCTGTCAATGCTTTGATAGTTTCTACTGTCATTTCAGTAGAATCTGCGATTTTCAAATCTTTAGCTTCACAAATCTTTTCGTAAGTTTTAATAGCTTCTAATCTTTGAGATTCAAGTAAATCAGCTTTTTCTTTTTCAAGAACAGCTAATTTTTCTCTCATTTCTCTAAATTCAGCTTCGGAAACGGATGGAGTTGTCATATTTGCTCCTTTGGTTTCTTTGTTTTCCATAATAACCTCCTTATAACTATTTGTTTCTAACGTATTAGCGTTATGAATATGAGTTTTGTAATATTCTTCAATCATTTTTGATATATCATTTTCTGTAAATTCTAGTTCTTCACTAGTTTCTGTGGTTTCTTTCTTTAAACTTGTTCCTACAATTCCTGGAGTTGGGGTTGTACTTAATTCTAATGCATGTAATCCTTTAGCAATTAGTACATCACTATCTTTACTTTCCTTGACCATCTTTTCGGCTATTGCTCCAATACTAACTTCTTTAATTCTTCCATCTTCTATCTTTTCTATAATACCACTACCATCTTCTTTAATCCAACCTTTATATGAAACTTCTTTTCCACCATTTACACTTTCTCCTAATTCTACTAATCCAATAGCATTATCAGTATCTGAAACATGGTCTTTTAATATGGGTTTTCCAGATAATGTAGGTGCAAATTTATGGAGTTCTTCTGCAGTATACTTAACACCATTTCTACTTACTCCCTCATTAATTGCAATTCCACTAATCTTAATCTTTTTTGTCATTCTTCACCTCTTTCTTTCTTTAAAATATTTTCCAACATTATTCTAATCCTATCTTTTGCACTAGCAGGAATTTCCTGGGTTTGAGATAATCTTGCTAAAGCATTTCGAACATGTGGAAGATCAATTTTACCTGCGCCATCCTTATAAGGAAGTTTCCTTAAACTGCGCGGGGTAGTCTTACCCTCAGCATCTTTTTTTCCACCTGGCAAAATATACGCAAAACTTGAATCTGGAAAATTATTTCGTAATGAAGTAGGCCATACTGCTTCATCCAAATCTTCTTCTACTTTAATAATCTTTGCTCCAATAATTAATTTAACATTCTCATCTACTATAATATGTCCGTCTATATCTAATTTTTCTTCAGTCTCTTGAAATGGTTTTCCTAACTTTTTAAATTGTTCTGTACAAATAGCATGTGCATTAGAACTGGCTTCTGCATCTGACATTCCTTTGTCCATCATTAATTGTGCTTTAATTTTACTCACACAGTCTTCAAAATCTTTAGGCATATGGTTTATATTATAAATTAATTTATTTAAAAACTATTAATTAGTCACTATATAGTATAACTAACTCCATCTAATAAGAAATTCAATTTCTGAATTTGGCAACCCTTCAATTAATATAAATAATTTATCATTTAGAGCCCATTTATCTTGTGTGAAATTAAATTTATCTCCAAATTCAGTATGTGTATCTGTTCTAAGTGCTAATTGTCTACCTCCAAATACATCTAACAATTCACATAGTATTACTTGATTATAATCCTTTAAATAAATTCCAAAATTAACTGGGCCTTTAATAACATTATATGTAATACTTTCTAAATGGCCATTTATTAATTCGCTAATCTTAGAAGTAAGAGTTTCTCCTTCTTTTATTTTTAATTTAATTTTAGTTTCTTTTATTTCAGTCATTTGGAGTCATGGGATCTTTTATATATTGTAAATGTCTTCTTTGCCTATGAGTATTAGCGACATGTCCTCTATTAGTTAATTTATCTATATCTTCTCCTTCTGCTCGAGCACCAGGTCCTGCTTCATTACTTACTCCAGCCATCATTACTGCTTGTTTTGGCCTTGTCCCTGTTCCTGTGTAATCTTCCCAATTTCCTACAATTGCTACATCTTCATTTGCTAAGGTACTTCCTACTCCTGGAATATTGCAATTGTGAATAAAATCTCCGGAGTGGGGATTAGCAAAATATATAGATTTACAATGAGGACATCTTCTTGGAGGCATGTTTACTTTTTCTCCCCAATATCATCCCAAAAATTAATATGTCGTTTATTATAAAAATCCATTACACATTCTCCGCAAATAAATCTACCATAGAATTTTACAAATCCATCATTTTTGCATTCCTTTACTGAACACTTAGGTTTTTGAACATTCATCTTGTTGAATCTCTTTTTTATATTTTTCTACCAATTTAGTAACTGATTCTTTAGGTTGAGTTGGAGATTTAAATGTATCTGGCGGTGGAGTTCCAGGAGCTGGTTTATCTGTTCCAGTATCTTTCATTTGTTTTTTTAATTCTGCTTCTTTTTCTTTATTTACTCTAATAACTTCTTCAAAATTAATATTTAATAATCCTGCTAACTTACCTTCTACTGCATCCCTCATTCCTGGTGACATGAAATTAACAGCCATTGTATCTCTAATATTTCTCATTAATGTAAATGTATTTTGCTGACTTAATTCTCCCCATACAATATCAAAACTTTTACTATCATCATCTAATACTGATTTTAGAATTCTTTTAACTACTAGTCTCATTTCATCTTGAATAGAATTTATTCTTCTATCAAATGCATCCATTTGTACTTCTGCCAATCCTTCTGGAACATTACCTGCACCTAAAATTGTTTCAGGTACTTGGAATGAAAAAGATAATAACTTATAATCATTATTTAGTACAGCAGTAAATTTGTCCCCAACATTTCCAAAATCTAATACCTTCATATCTACATTTGGCCCAGTTACCCATTCTGTACATTCATCCATAAATTGTAATTTCTCACCAAACTTATCAATATCACTTTGTTGTGGAATATCATCAGAAGCTAAGTCTCCTAATTTTACCCAAATTGGTGCTGCTCCTTTTCTCTTAATTAATTTATGAATAGATTGTTGAGCCATTAAAAAATCATTAATAGTTGGGAGAGATGAAAATATAATTCCCATTCCGTATGCAGAATTACCTATTTTGTTAATAGCTAAATGAGCCATTTCATCTTTATCTAATTCTTTAATATCAGTAGGGTCAATTTTTTTAATATCTTTACCTACGAATTGATTATAACTTTCTACAGTTCCAAATTTATCTCTTTTGATATAAATAGAACTAGCATTTACATTTTTTATTTTTGCGTTAACTGTGGGATCATTTAATCCAGCTATTTCTAAATATCCATTTCCTTTAATTAAACCATCCTTTAACCAAGGCCTTAAATATGCTCTAAAATCTGTATCCTCTAGCCATTTGTTTAGTGTTTCAGCTACACCATCATCAAAAGAAATTACTTTCATTTCTGGCCCAATTGCGAAATCAGTTATTTTATCAACAACTGCATTTGCTAATCCAAATTTCTTAGCTACTCCTTCAGTCACTGAAAAATCAAAGGGATGAGGTTCTCCAATTTTATCTTTAATATTTTTAAGTTCAGTTTTTTCTAGCTCGTCATTCAATTCTGTTTTGAATTGTTCTTTAAGTGTTTCTGATTTTAAGGTTTGAATATTTTTAGGATTATAAATACCCAAAACTCTATTTTTCTTAGGAGTAGTATTCTCACTATTCATTGTTATTTAGTATATAATTTAGTTTAAAAATTATTAATGTTTTACTATATAGTTTAGTATATTTACCCAAGTGCATACTCTCGTCTCCTTTTAGTAGTTACATTAAAATAATAACTTGCTAATGCCAAGGCACATGCTAGATCATCATGATCTCTTTCAGGATGAGAAAGAAGCAACTGACCAATCTTAGACCATTCCTGAGTAATAGAAAGCAATTGATAATATAATTTTTTATTTATATGTTTTTTATTAGTATTATGATTTGGCAAATATAAAGAATTATTTTGTAACATAATTTTTAAGTTATTAAACATTTCTGCTTTGGACTTAGTAGAGAATGTAATTCCTTTAACCTTTGCACCTAATTCATCCTTTAATACATCACTAACTCCGGCACCCAATCCAGTTTCGTCTACTATTATTTTTTTGAAATTAAAAAATTTATCTAAATATGCTATTCTCCCAATAGCAGAAGTTAATTTTGGAGTATCTAAGGTTTCCATATAACAAATATATTTTTTATTAGAAAAGGCAATTTCTTCTAATACTACTACTGCAGTTTCATCTGCTCCAGTCCTTGCAACATCAAGACCACATATATATGTTGCCTTATTATTAATCTCGCCGGTTGGTTTTCTATCTTCCATTTACAACTCTCCCTCTGCGCCATATTCATCCATACTTGCCCATCTTGCCCATATCATTTTCTCACTATCCAAAGAATAGAAGTGTCTGTCAAGGTATAATCTAGTCTCTTGCATAGTTCCATCTTCTCTTGCAGTTGATATATCTAATATATCTGGTATTTCATCTTTCTCATAAAAGTGCTTATCCATAGGAACTCGAAATTGTAATAATCTTTCTACATTAGATTTAATCATCATATCAAAATCAATTTGTCTAACTAAATAAACAGCTACTTCTTCTTCTAATTTATTAATAGGAAAAGTTCCTCTATAGCATGGTTTGCCCTTTTCCCAATATGCACAACCAAAACCTATATCTCTCATTGATTTCTCCTTTCTGTTTCTTCTCCATAGTCATATTCTTCTTTTACTTGTTTTCTCAAATCATTTTCGGTTAAGTGTGGAACTACTTTTTTTTGTTTATTATAAAAAAATGTAAGATAGTTTCTCCTTCTCTCATTACATTTGGTTGAAAATGTAACTCCATCTGGAGCATCGTGATAGATATTTTCTTCATGTAGTCCTCTTAATTCCCATTCATAAATTGTTAATCTAAAAGCGTAGTCGAGTATTCTTGTATAGTTAGTTTCTCCATACATTTCTTTGACCATTTTCTCAAGAGTTTTAATACTTTTAGGAATAGCTTTTGTTATCTTCTTCTTCTTTTTCGTCATCTTTATTTTGATAGATTGTTTTAATTAAATAGGTCGCAAAACAAATATTATTATTTGTTGCCTTATATTCATCTACTTTTTTAATGCAAGAATCATATAATTTTATATCTCCAGTTGAAAAGGATGTAGATACTAAATGTTCCAATGATTCATCAGAGGTTCTTTCAGAATCTTCACACATAAAAGGTAATAGAGATTGATATGCCATTAATTATAAAATGGAAAGAATGTTGGTGTAAAATTCTTCACTCCTCCCTTTTTGTCAATATCAAAATCTAATGTCCAATAACCTTTGTGGGCAGGTAATTTTTTCAATCGCATAAACTGGCTTTGCCCACAGAAAGTTCCAGCTTCAACAGCATGAACATTTCTAATAAACATATACAATGCTTTATGATAATGTCCTTCTACTACTATTTGAGGTTTCTTTCCACCTTCTAAACTTTCAATTAATTTTTGCATTTTATAACTTGTAGCATACGCACTTCCATCTCCAGGATGAAATAGTTTCATTACAACTCCTTTACCTAATTTAATGTCTGCTTCATCTTCTCCAAGAAATGTGAAATTATCAAGACGATGATCTAATTCAGTTCCAACACAAACCCCACCATTGTTTTTCTTTTTGTACCACTGATCGTGGTTTCCCGTTATTCCATAAATATTAAATCCCTTGAAATATTTTTTAAATAAATCAGTAGCATAATTAATTTGATTAGTAAATCCAACTTGTGCTAATTCATAAATATGTCCATCTCTTCCAGACATCCCCTCTAAAATATCTCCGGCATGATAAACATCTTGTATCTTTCTTTTTCTAAATGTTTCTCCTGCATGTTTTAACATTCCTTCATCAAATGCTTCATGTCCTATATGAGTATCTGAAATAATTCCAATTCTCACATGTCCTTCTTTAGAATGATTATAAGTTCTATTAGAAACATTTGATTTTGTTGGTTGTTTTAATAAAATTCCTAATTCTCTAGCTGACAGATTTTTTTTACTAACTAACTTTAAAATCTTTTCTTCTTCTTGTGATAACACGTCGTCTTCTAATCCCATTTTATCTTTACATCCTAAGCAAATAAAAATATTACCTTCTTTATGTGTAGTTCTTTTATTGCAACTTAGACAACAATCTCGATTTTTGCTCATTTTAATATATTTCCTTTCATTTTTAACTTCATTTACTACTTCTATATAGTTATATTATCTCCACCATTGGATATGATGATTTGGCATTATCTAATAATGCTACTGGAAAGAATGACATTATATCATCTATAAATTCTGCTTCATATTCGGTTTTAAATTCAATATCACTTGAATTTCTCTGTTGTTCATCTATAAATGATTGAGTGTATTGTCCGGCCCTAACACAATCCTTCCATGTAACATTAATAACTTCAAATTCTGGGTCTTCATAACAACTTCTATAAAAATGATTTCTAATTAGAGGTGTTCCAATTTTAATTAATTGACCTTCATCTCCTTTACTAGCCAACATTGGAATAATAACACTATTAACAATTTCATCTTTCATAATTCCAGCTTCTTCTAATACTACTATGTCTGCAGTATATCCTCTTATAGTATGCCCATGTGGCCCACAAGGCAAACTAATAATTCTAGATTTATTATTATATCTTAACTCAGTTTCTGTAGATTTTACTACAGATGAATTAATAAATTGGTGTGATTCTACTATGAATCTAATTTTGTTATACAATTCTTTTGACTGATTTTGAGTAGGAGCAATTAGAATTATTGTTATATTAGGTGTAGTTAATGCTTTAAATAATACATAAACAGCTACAGAATGAGATTTTCCTGATTGTCTACACCATTTTCCTGCTAATCGTTTCGTATTAAAACATGCTTTAAAGAACTTTTTTTGATAATCATGGGGTCTAAATTTAAAATAAAAATCAAATAACTCCATTATATCATCAAAATTTTTATTAGTTATATCAACCACTTGCTACTACCTCAATTTCTCTAGTCTGTTTCGTTTCAGCATTCTTTATATCTTCCTTTTCTTGCAATTTTTGCAATTCTCTTTCCTCTTTCCTTAATTCTAGAAATTGAGATACTTGTTTGTCAAATGTTTCACTTACATCAGCAGTCAATTGTTTTTGAGTTGCTGGCCAGTATACTTTTTTAATATCAATCAATACTTTAGTAAGAGATAGAGACTTCCCGAAATCAGGAAGTACCTCTACATCTTGCATCATATGAGTAATAAGTTTCTCTGTATGCTTACGAATGAGTTCTTCATTCAATATTCTTTCAGTATCACCTTTTTTCAAAATGATTACTGTATCTTTTGGTTCATCATTGTAATTCATTTAGTCTTGCCCTTAGTTTCTTCAACTTTTTTTTCAACAACTTCTTCCTTCTCTTCTGGTTTTTCAATCTCACCAGTTAAAGGATTAGGTTTCCCAAAGCCATTATCTTTAAGCCATTTTTCTATGAGTGGGACTGCATTCAATTCCGGTACATCACTCATTGGAATAAATAAACTAATTCCATTACCTCTTTCTGTTCCTTTGAAATTATAATAATATCCCGTTGTAACAGTATTTCTAATTCCATCAAGTAGTTTATCTTCCTTAACAGTTTCAATACTAATTAATTCAAATCTAGTTGCATTACCATATTTATCTAAATCTATGTCTTTTAAAGCCTTGAGTGCCTGTCCTGGAATAACGCTAGATGCTTGATTGATATATCTTTGCATATCATCTTCAAAGTCCATCCGTGCTGCATAACTATCATATGGTTGAAATTTCTTTTGATATACGGTAGCTTTCTTAACAAGTGCTGCTAAGAACTTATCCATTAAGCCATGGTATCCCTTAGATATATCAACATAATCTGCCTTCTCCACCTCAGTTGCTGGTCTAAATATACTTAATCCGTCTGCCATTATTTTTTGTTTACCTCCTTATATATTTTATAGTCTATGATATTAGAAAATGGAATAACAACATAATCAATATCTCTATCCGCTGCATTTCCATTTTCTATTTCATTATAAAGAACATAGGCATAATCATCGTGTTTATAATACCTGCCTATTGTGTGAAATGTAGATAATAATTCAACTGGGAGAGCATTTTCTAATTCGCTTAAAGTTCCTCTTGTTTCTGAAGTAATATCTAGCCATATTATTTCATAAATTACATCTCTCTTAGTTAATTCTTTAATTTCTTTTTTATTCATATATTATTCAGCCTCTTCTTTCAAATCTTCTACACCTTCTTCAAGTTGTTTATTTAACTCTGTAAGTGACTTCTCCTCAAGTCCAATTTGAGTGTTTACAGATTCAATTAATTTACTCATTTGAGATGATTTAGCATTTCTATTATATTCTCTTACATTATCTTCATAACTCCAAACTTGTTGTTGATGGTCATGTGTAGTTTCAGCATATTCTAAGTCATTATTTAGTTTTTTTAACTTATCTTCACCTACTTGAATAGCCTTTTGAGTAGCCTTCTTTTCTTGTTCATTTAATTCTCTCATTATCATCCACCTCCTTTTCATTTTTGGCAAATTTGTTGATGTGCATGATTTGACTAATATATTCTTGTAAGTGTAATTGTACAAATTTAGAGAAGTCAAATATTGTATTTTGTTTAATAAATATATGTTGGTGAGGAGGGAGACTTACAGATATTGGTTTATGTTTCTTGCTATCATCTATTTGTATTCTACCCATGACTATATACTCCTATTTTACAATTATTTATTTCTTCGTATTCTTCTATCACTTCTGGAAAATGATTTTGCAAAAATGATATCAGATTAAAATATTGCATTTCTATTTCTTCTAATCTATATATACCTTGTTCATTCATTTTTTCTTTCTCCTTTTTAATTTTGGTTTTACATTACTAGCAAATATTGATACTAATAAAATAATAAGGAAGAGAATTAAAATATCTATTACCAATAAAATCCAGAGTGGTGAGAATACCCACCACCAACTCCAATTAATATGAGATGCAAGTTTAAGTATTATGAATACAAGGGTTAATCCGAGTGCACATAATTTAATTTGATTCATCCTACATACTCCATTTGTTTGTCATTAGTCTTTTTCTTTTGTTTATTTTTGTTTCCATATTCATACTTTTCTAATAACTGTAACTTTTGCATTTCATCAAGTACTAAAGTTTTTGCTGTATACTTTCTGAGTGTTACATCATACTCCATTTCTAACTTAGCATAGTCAAGTACTTGTAACCGTTCTCCATCTCCTTTATAGATACTAACTACTTTATCATTTGGAAGATGTAAGATACCCGAGATTTGATGTTTCTTTAGAAATACACTTATTTCTTCTAATAACTTTTCAACTTTCTTACTATTTTTAATTTTCTTCGTCATCTTCTATCTCCTCTCTTTTATGATTAGAGTCAACTGCAAAATATGCTTCTGAACCCCTATTATCTAATATATTAACAAACTCAAGTTTTAAACCGTCAAGGGTTTTAAATTTAACTATGTCGAAGAGGGTAGTATTTTGTGCTTCTAATAGATATTCAAATTTAATTCCACATGCATTTAAGAGATGCATTAATTGCCTTGTCATACCTTGCTTTAAATATATGTCGCTCATTGTTTGGGATTTATTTGTCGTCTTCCTAGAATTCCTAATATTTTCCTAATGTCTTATTATTATTAATTTATTCCATCTTATTTAAAGATTATTATGATAAAATATATAAGTTATAGTTAATAATTATATATGGTAGACTACAACAATGTTTAAATACTTTGTTATGGTAATTATATTAACTAAATAAAACATATAAATAAATATATAAAAACAAAACAATGGAAAGGAATGTAAAAGGAAAAGTATTGGAATATAGGAAGAAGCTACATAGCATCAGATTTAGAAAGGCAAATCAATCCTGTTCTAAAAATGAACTAATAGATATTGCTCTATATCATAATGTAAAACCTAAAGATATTGATAGAATGGATAAGGTTGAACTAATTAATGAAATAAATGATATTGTATTTGATAAGAATCATAGTATGAAAAACTGGAATAAAGGAGGTATATGGGTAAATGGAAACGAAATTAATTGATGATTTAACACATATAAGTTCTAATTCTATTAAGTTAGTAAAGAATACCAAAGGATACAATTGGGAAATTAAAATATATGACAAAGAAGGAGACGACATCTTAGAAGAAATAGTTAGATTAGATAACGAACTAAAAATGAGATTTAGTAACAAAGGAGGTAGTTGAAAAATGAAATTAACTAAAAGTGTAATTGCTTATATCAATACTCTAAAAAATTGTAATAATATTTTTAAAAACTTAACAGATGACCAAATATTAAATTTTTGTTTGATTGAGCAAATAAGAATAAATAAATATGGGAAAGGAGAGAATATTATAAACGAAATTTTTAAAGATTATTGTGATAAATTTGAGAGATTAAGTGAGGGGTTTAAATGATGAATAAACTAAGTAAAGCGCAAGTATTAAGATTAATGTTTCATTGCAAACAATGTAAGTCTTTAGATGTAAGTGTATTATCTTGTAAGAGCATATTATGTAAGAAGTGTGGATTTGTTAATGTGCGAGGAAAGACAAAATGATCTTGAATAAGATGTTGAATATGTTAACTAATAGAGAAAGAAATTTTTTATTTAATTCTTTGAGTTCTAAGAGTGGAAATAAGTTTGCCGATTCAATCAACTTTGGATATGACTTAGAACTGTATAGATATAAAAACTCTGATGTATTGGAAAATTTATTTTTTCATTTTGACCAGGATGATGTGTTAGCTGAGTTGATAAAGAAGGATAAGGAGGTGAGTGAAGATGAGTGAATTTACAACTATTAAGGTACATAAGAATTTGAATAGAAAGTTATTGATTTATAAGTATGAAAATGAATTGAATAGCATTGAAGAAGTTATTAGAGAATTGATGAGTTTTGCCAGAAAAGATGATAATACTAATGCTGTTCCTGCTGTGTGTAATTAGTATTAGAATTGGTGGCTTGTTTTTATTTTTTTTATTTTTTTTTATTTTTTTTTTATTTTTTTTTTAT